GATGGAGTTTTTTACTCCACCGCGTCGGATAAGCTCACGTGGAATGGATTCCAACGCCCGCCGGTAGTGAAGGAATGAGACAGGGGAATGCCCCATCTCAAGTGTGGGTAGAACCCCACACCAATCCTCTACCAGAGCGGCGGCGCTCCAATAGCCCCGTGCATAGAGTGCATTACTGTACTCTACCCACGAGATTAACGAAGCTGGGTTGACAAGTGTATGACATCGCGTCCGGAATCGCACCGGAGTGACATTTACGCCTGAGTAGGCGTCAGTGCCACAGGACTCTCTAAAAAGTCCTCCTGTGCAGCACTTCTTCTCGTTGAACAATAGCCCAACGATAGGGAAGTATTGCATGATGGCCTCATAGTCAGCGAGGCTCACCACAATGTCATCACCATACACCTTGATGCGCTCATACGCCATTTCTGGCGCGAGCCCACCGTGGTGTATGAGCACGTTCGCAGCTAGTGAAAACAACACACGCGACTCCACCGGGAAGCATAATGCTGAACCCATAGGAGCAAACTTGCGTAAATGCACGAGCTTCCCAGATGGGAGTACGGTACATTGAGACCTACTAGCAAGTAGGTCCTCAAGGACGTGCGTCGAGCCAAAGAGACGTTCCACTAATAAAAGTGATACGCGATCTGAGGCGTCGGCCATATCCAACGTAACCCATCCTGCACCAGCGGAACCCAGTAGGGCGTAGCGACCATTTACCTCTTGGTGCGCGAAATTAACGCGACCGGAGGTAATGGCACAAGAGTTGATGCAAGACACCAACTCTCTCGCAATTCCTTGTTGGATCCACTGATACTCCAAGGGCTCACACGAAATGAGCCTCGGACCTCGGGAATCCTTGGGCACGAACACAGCTCGCGCTGTGCCATGTCCAAGGACCTCGAGGCCTTCCAAGCCATGACTAGCTAGGAAGGACAACGAAGGGATATACCACTCCGAGAACGGAAATAACCGTTCTATGGGGCGGTAGAGGCGCTTAAAGCGCCACTTCTCCCAGGGTTGTTCGTAGGTGGCGACTGCACCCGGACCGTGTCGCGGTACCACGGCATTTCTGTCGTAGGTACTACATACACGTGCAACCAGATCCCGAGCGCCCCGCAAAACGGGGCAATCAGGGAGGCTGTCCGGTAATGTCGCCTCCGTCGCAATGAAGCGGCTTTCAAGTTCCGCTTTTTGCGCTGGAGTATACGGGAGCTCATACTTGTACCAAGCGTACAGTATTTGCCTAACGTGCTTCACGTCACAGGCGTTTGCAGAGCACAGGGACCTACCTGTACTGTCGAACAGTCTTCTGAAGAGGTCGCCCATGAATAATGGGTAACCTCCCCGGGTTTTGAACCCCGGGTAGTTCATTCGACCGTCCGACCTGGAGAGTGCCTGATCAAGGCACTTGCCAAGTGCTGGAAGAACCTTCGTCAAAAACGAAGGGCCCTCCTCTGCCGAACGCAAACGCACTTCTTGTGCGTCGCGCGCAGCAGATACACCAGTAGCGTGAGCTACGTCTGTGAGCAGGCTACATGTCAGCTCGACCATTCGGTCGAGTTCTCTTTTCAAGCGACCAATCATATGGCTAGCTTAGAAGGGAGCGACATGCTCATAGCGCCCGCAGTCCCCCAACGGTCCCCAAGCGGCCGGCACGGAGTGTGCCGACAGCCTAAGTACTGGAAGGAGGACACGAAGGCCCGAGTTACCTCGAGCATCGAGACGAGGATTCTGCCGAATAGAGCCCTGAACTAACTGGGCTCCCCGGCTTTACGCCTCGCCATTCATGAACTCTGCCAATCGAGTGGACGGTTTGAAGGTTGTCGTTGACACAGGTGTGGCAACGAACTTCAGCAGCGCGGAAAGCGCCGCAACGACCGAATGGAGTCCCTCAGCCGTGGCGGTTGCCTCTTGGTCAACAACCAAGTAAGCAGCACCCGAGTGAGGGAGACTATTCGAGTCGACCTGTCCAGCATCGAAGCGTACGACGGATCGCACACGACCATTACTGGTCGGAGTGTGCGAGATGCTACACGTTAGGCCGGAAAAGCCTAACGAAGTAGCCACGGCCCGAGAGATAGAACGCTGGGTTTTTGGCCCAGGTCCTGCCTTCAGGTCGAGTACGGCGTCGTCAGCATTCATCAGATCATCGGTACCGAGAACGGTATCGACATTGACGAGAATATTGGCAGTAAGCGTTAGCGGGTCACTAATCATATGTGGCTCCTCTGACGTTAGTTGGAGCGGTTACCTAGGGTTCACCGCATGGTTATGCTTCCGGGGCGTATTGGTAAGAACCAATGCGCCCCCCAGGAGTGTCTTATCAATGACATACCTGTCCCAGGAAGCCAAACGTAGATCCGCAACATCAGCAGTATATCGCTGACGACGGAACCTATCCACAGTGACGACAGTCACTTTGGACACCGGAGTATAAGTGTAGGACACACCATCCCAGGTCTTGTTATAGACCGAGATGGTAATCCTAAACTCCGCCAGATATCGCCACTGAATAAGTGAGTCGAATATCCGGAGCTTAACTGGAATAGTGGGCGTAGCCCACTTAGCTTCCAGCCACGTTGAAACGTCATAGAACCAATCGATAATAAACGATAGGGGAATGGCGTTCCAGATGATGGACGGATCCCACCTGACACCAAAAGTGTCAAGTAGCCCGCGAACCTTCGCACCTATATCGCTCAGTGGCTGACAATACAAGGAGTATTTAACTCCGAACATTGGAACTACTGGACGACGGATGTAAAGGTCGACTCTATAGGACGGCGGCATGCTCAAGTCGGGCTGCCCATCGCAATGACTTCCACCTCCCAACACTCGGCTTATCTCACCGAGCGAGGGCGGGACGGTCATACGATGGACCCGAACGAAGGCACGTCGCATCTTATGAAGTCGAGCGAGCAGCTTTTTCAAGCGTGCTCGCCACGTACCCAGCGCTTTGAGGATTGTAACTAGATCCCGAAAGAGCGGTTGCCAGTTGAACTTAAAGTCCAAGTAGGCATTCGCTCCGCGTCGGGTAGCAGTTTTCTCTGCTAGCCGGCGCTTCAGCACGCTTCCAGCGTGTCGGGGATTTAAGTCTCCGAAGGAGTGTAACAACTTCTTCAGAAAGTCGATTTTCGACTTCCAATCCTTAAGGCTTTTCTTTAAGTCTTTCAACTCAAAGATAAAGTTTAGGATAGAAATATCCGTCAACTGGGTCAAACGCCGCTTAAGTAGCAAAAAGCCACCAGCGGCGATTTGGGGGCTCTGAATGGAACGCTCAAATTCATCGAGCATTTCAGACAGAACGCTGTCCATCCCACTCGAGCCTTGGCCCTTCAAATAGCCAAGGAAGGGTAACTCTGTGCCTTGATTAGGGGCAAAGAGTGATTCCCATACGAGTGCGTCTACGTTCCTACCCTCCGCAACCAGCGTCGGGGAAGACCCAAAATAGGGCTCCCCATCGATAGTGAACCCAAGTCCAACTACTGAAGGAATACCCTGCCACTGTTCGTGAGTGCAGTTGTTAAACCGCATATCAGGTCCAGTGGTAGAATACTCGATGAACTCGTATGCCGAGACCCATTGTACCTCCCGAGTAAAGGAGGTCGTAGAGGATCGGCAATATATCGGTTCGATCGTCTGAGTAGG